CTTTTAAATTTGATCCAGTTTCTCTGTTGTATTTAGCTCGTCCCGCAGCAGTAAGACCACCTTTGCGGGACTTGTGTTTACCCATCTTGAGGCTTACATTCTTCTTCATAATTTAAAAGAACAAATCAGCAGAAGAAACTGCTCCAGAAAACACAGGATTGTCCATGCTATCGTTTAAATAAAACTGAACATTATCTGCTTGGCTGAAAAGCGTGTTTAAACCACGACTGGATAAACTGTAAGATTCAGTACCATCAATAGGTCCTTCATTATCAATGCCAAACGTAAGTGTACGTCTTTTGTTTTTTATTCGACCTTTTCTTTCAACTTGCCAGGTACCAGTAAAAGTGAGAGAAAGAGCATCGCCACCTACATAAGTAAAATCGGTGATTGAATCTGTCACGTCAAGATTAACTTCAACGCCTCTAGAACTAGAGTCAAATGAAAAATCAAATGAATCTAGTGAATCCAGTCCAGCCTCTTGCTCACTAATACCAGTGATTTTATCGTAGCGTTTAAGCCTACGTTCCCAGTTCTTCCTACGTACAGTTTCTCCTCTGTAATTTACTTTGTAAATAGCATTAAATAAAGAGTCCATGGTTAAGGTTAGTATTGGATATTGGATCGACCCAACTTACTTTTTTTTGCCGCCATTTTTCACACCCTTTTTAGGTGGGCGACCGACTTTTGAACCGTAGGTTCCTTTACCTTGTGGCATGATCAAGAAGGTTTTGTAACCGACATGTTGTCGGTGGTTTCAGTTTTCTTAGCAGGTGTTTTCTTAGCAGGTGCTTTTTTCGGCTCAACAGGACGTTGAGCTTCTTCATAGGGACGTACAGTCATTACCAAATACCGGGGATAATTTGTCCAGTCAATGCATAAGCGCCCAAAGCAGCCATGACGCCCAGCATCGCGAGACGCCCATTAAGCTTTTCAGCCTTTTCATTGTGGGTTTCAGTTACTTCCATAATTGTCATAGGTGGTTCTTTTGCGTAGATGTTTGTCCGACCGCCGTCTTCAACAATTGTGGTCATCGGAAAGATACGTCGGATCGTTCAAGCTTTTCGAGGACATCATTTCGGTAAGCAGGATCTCGGTCATACCGTGGATCTGCAATAGCTTCGACAACCTCTTGTTGGCTACGGAATACATCTCGACTGTTGCTAGGTGGTTTACCCTGCAACTGACGACCTTCATATCCATTCTCGGATTGATACCGAGCTTGAAGGCCAGCCATGAGCATTTTGATTTGTTCCTTTGAGCCGTTCTCAACGGTCAAATTGAACGCATCAAGTTCAGCATCACTCAGAGATTGAGAAGCCCAATCAGTGATTTGGTTGTAAGCTTCTTCTCCTCCAACTGATGCCTTGAGATCACTGACGTCAGAGTCAGATAGATCAGCCGATTGTTGTGTCGGAGCAGCATTTTGCTGCATGTTGACATAAGCGTTGAGCAAGTCTTCACTGCTCAATTCTTTGAGAGAATCAAAGGTTTCCTTGCTCATCTCACCTTTCTCTGCATATTCCAAAGAAGCGGAGGTCAGCATGTCAACGACAGAGTCGCTTTCAGCTTCAGGCTCTTCAGCTTTAGCTTCTTCAGCAGCCTCTTCATTACCGCCTTCACCAAGTTTCTTTTGAAGCTCTAGGTAAGCATTCTCTAGTTCTTCAGCATTCTTGTATTTACCAGCAAGAAGACTCTCTTGCTGTTCCTTTAGTTCCTGACCTACTGCCAAAGAGTCTTGCTCTTCAGCAGTCAGGACTTCAGATTCAGTAGTGTTGTCAAATGTGTGGGTTTCAGCCATCTACGGGTGATTGTGATTGGGTGAATTGTTGAGCTAGATTTGCTGCATCAGGATTCTTGGACGGATCCATAAGAGGAGCCGAGACCATCTGACCGGCTTGGTCAACAAGAGCTTTGGCTTGATACATCTGTTGCTGTTGTTCCATCTCTGCCTGCATCTGCTGAGGAGTCTTGACAAGGTTCAACACGTCAATACCTTGAGCAGCAGCCAGCCGCTTGATCGCTTCACTGGCATCGATAAACTTCATCAACGCCTCAGGACCAAGGGTCTGAGCAATGGTGCCGATGAAAGCAGTCAGGCTTTCACGGTCTTGACCACGTCCCAGTGCGTTAACACCTGCCACGATCTGTGGCTGTACGTAGTCCTTAGGGATCTTGGGGAGTTGTCCACTACGTTGCATCACCATCAAAGTCCTAGCCAGGTAAGGCTTAAGGAACTCAACGGTCAGCAGACTGAACAAACCACCAAGCTGTTGCTCTAGTTCGAGTTGTGTCAGTCGTACCTCTTCAGCAGTGGTACGTTCTGACTGACGGATGTTCAGCAGCAGGAAGGCTTCACCAAGACGACGCTCGATCTGCTGCGCCATTTGTGACGCAGTAGCGAAGTCCGCTGTCTTGCCTACCTGAACGACGCTGACATCTTCAGGACGACCCTGGACGATTGCGCCATTACCTGCCTTAGCAATGGTTGCAGGCTTTGTAGAAGCGGCAGGGTTCACAAGGAACACGACCTTTGCAGCAGCAGCGCTGCCTTCAATCAAAGCTTGACTCAGAGCTTCTAGTGAGCGGAGATCACCAAGGAACTCTTCGACACGACCACGGCCATAGTCTTCACCATCAACAGAGTTGAAGCGAAGCACCAGCCAAGGAGAGGCATCAGCAGGAGCAGTGCTCCGTGAACCATCAATGATCATGTCATCGACTTCCTGGTGCCATACCCATGAACCGTTGTCTTCACGACGTACATAGGTGTAGACCTCAGCATCTGTGTCGCCATCGTTTTTACTGGACACAGTGTGCGGATTCGGTGTGACTTCAAGACCGAGAAGCTTGCGGTTAACAAGTTCTTTGGTGACGATCTCACACACGTACCCATTACCATCACGGCTAACGACGTAACGGTTGAGCGGGAAGTTCTTCAAACCATCTTTTCCCATGAAGATCAAGGCGTTACCGCCCACGATCAAATGCTTCAAAGCTTGGTGAACAACAACCCGGTCACTCGACGCAGCGATCTTGTCCATGACCATCCTTTCCATTTTGGAGAAGGACAGGTCAAGTTCACTGCGGACTTCAGCAGGCAGTTCTTCACCCAGCTTGTCATCACGGACTTGCAGTTTGAAGAACGTGGTCTGAGGAGGAAGAAGCGCAAGCATAAGCTTGGCAGCAAGAGTCACAACAGACTTGGCTCCGACTGATTGCCAAGGAGTTTTGAGTCGTTTGTGGTTTTGACGAGTTTGAAGATCGTCAACAATAAGATGTGGCAGCGTAAGTTCGGAACACTCAACTGCCGTATCTAAAAACTGATGCCTGTCAGAAGACAGTTGGTTGTACCGTACTTTCGCGTTAGACATTCAAACCTCCAGTAGATCCACCAGCAGACTTCTGTTGCAAAGGAATCTTCAGGTCAGAACTTCCGACACGCTTAGCGCGTGAAATTGTCATCTTTTTAGCAAAGTCAACCTTAGGTTTTGCATCTTTTTCCTGAAGCGGTTTTGGTGCTGGGGGTGCTTTCGGTGGTTCAGGGTCTTTAGTTTTGATCGGTGGGGGAGCTGGAGGATCCGGAGGATCCGGTTGTGAAAAACCCAAAAGGCTCGCTACGTTAACGCACATCTTCTTCTTCTAGTAATTGTAAAATGTATAGAACAACACTGGCTTGACCAGCCTTGTAATAAATGTCAGCGGGTAGATCGGATGGTTTGATTGGATCAGATGGAAATGCCTCAACGACACGTGCGACCATCTTGTCTATTGAATTTAAATTAAGCGTATTGGGGGAGGTTGACATTACTGTGCTCGAAGAACGCTGGCATCCGAGCTGCTTTAGTCTCAGCTAGTTGAGGTGCTTTACCCTCATACATCAGCCGATCGCTGGAATCCAGCCAGAATTGTTTGTTCAAATACTTGTCGGAATGATTACCAAGCGGTTGCATCACCCAACTGATAGTTGCCTTCCGGAGCTTATCAAGAGAGTTACTGATGTTATACCCCAGCTCAGTATGAACCAGACTATTGGTAGCCACATGAATTTGTTCATCACGACTAATGTCAGCAGATACAGTTCTCATACCAGCGTCACCATTAAAGCGAAAGAATGGTAGAAGAACGAAGAAGATTGCACGCTCGGCAACCAACGCTTTTGTGATCGTGTGATCCGGATGTGCTTCCCAAGCGGCTTTAAGCCGGAGGGCTTCTTGCTCAGCCTTTTCATCAACACCGTAAGCATTGGCGATGTAACCAAGTGCGAGGTCGTGATTCTCTTCGTCGAGAACGTTGGACTGGAGTAGTTCCCTCGCATTACTTGGTACTTCAGTAGAGAGTGCATTAGTAATAAAATCTCCCACAGGCAGTTCCATATGCCTCAATGCAAGTGCACGGAGGATCGCTTCCTCCGCACCTTCTTTGCATGTACCGGCAGTTGTCTGGACCGGAGTCCACTTTCTTTTTCGATTGATTAGTTTTTCGTACGGATTCATTCTTGACAATCACATTGAGGTTCAACAGGTGACTCCTCATCGTAAAAAAGTGATTCAAGATACTTGTCAACGTCTTCTTCATCCAAAGCGGCGTAAGCACTAGACTTATCTTGAACATCACCCATTACTTGAAGGGAGTAATAAAGGGAGGTCTGCGGTGAAGCCAACCACTCTTCGATAAAGGCGTTGTCGTAGGTGACAACATCACTCCAACTGTTGAAGCTATACCCGTGAAGAAGTCCCGTGCGGTCGAGCAAAGTCATGATGCCATCAACAACACGCTTGTAGTTTTCCCAACCGACTTCACTAGCGATTTCTACATCGCCATAATTATATGTTTGTACACCGAACGTACCGCTGTCTCGGTCTACAGTCCGGCTGATAGGCGGAGCGATTTCTGGTGTTGCAGTAAAGCCATCCAGATCCTTGCTTCGATAACTGCAGGAGGCAGTGGGTGCGATAGCAAAGGCTCGAACCATATTATTAGACCGAGCAATACTGGCGGCAGAATCAATACCAGAGGCAATGGCAGATACCAATTCAAAGGCTGGTGTTCGTACCACTTCTTCTGCATTGAACTGCTCCAGAGCAACCCCGAATTGCTCATAAGTTACGCCGTACCGCCGTAGGAGATTTGCAAGTCCGAGCATCCCGAGTCCGACTTGTCGGTCGGTTTCACTTGGCAGATATTCTCCTGAATCGCCGACGCCAGTTCGTGCATGTAGGGCGCACAGCTCGGACATCCCTTCAGTAAAAGCTCGTGGAATGTCGTCATATTGACAGGCAGAGAGATTAACGTGCTGTAGGAGGCAGGTCCCCCGGCTTGGCAGGTACACCTCAAGACATACGTTTCCTCGAATTCGGTTTCCTTCATTGTCATACTTAACTTTGTTTAGCCAGATGTCACCTGACTTGATTCCGTAAAGGAGGTCTTCCTTAAACGAACACCCCTCCCACCATTCGGGGGTGATGTTGATGCATCGTTTGACCCACGGTAGTTCGGATCGAGGAGCAAGAATAAAGTCACGAGCATCAGGATGGGATAGATCAAGGTGGCAAACAATCGCACCATTCCGATAGGTACCACCACGCCTGAGTATTTCATTTAGGGTTGAATAGATTTTTGCAAAGGAGACTGGTCCGCTTGCAATGAGCTTGTCATTTCCCTTTGTTGATTCCGTTCCTTTGGGTCGCAGTTTCGACAGGTGGATAGCGCAGCCTGCTCCATTTCGTAGAGCATGACTAGCAAATTTCCAGCTTGCTTCAATTCCATTGGGACCCTCCATTGAGTCTTCAACAGTAAAAACCGTGCACGACACCGGCAGTCTGGACGTTGGATTATCCATCCAAGATTGGACACGTCCCGTGCGAGAAATATATGAGGTGGTCATGGATTGACTAGATCGTTCAAAGTAGGTGGTTGATAGTTAGGTCCCTTGAGGACCTTGCCGTCAGCTCGGCGGATTGGAGTGCCATCCAAACCAAGCTTGGACATGTTTGATTTATGGACACGGTCTAGTGCTTCCTCTAGATCCCACTCCATATTTTCTGCAAACTGAAAACAGACATACACAAGGTCTGCTAGCTCTTTCAGTTCTGCTTCGTAAGGTTCATTGTGAAATGCACTGCGGAATTCTTGGTATTCCTCATCGATCAAACCCAGTTGCATAGTCCGGTTGTCCGTCTCGTTCTGGATCCCATACGCTGATCGGAATTCGATTGCTTGATCGCTCAGACTTTTCGAGATGCAGTGTTGTGTGGTGGAGTTCATTTTCAAGGTAATGGATAGCCTTTTTAAGATCTTTCTCTTTCGATTCAGAAGACTTGAAACCGGCTCTGCAAATATATTTAATAGCATTACCGAGATGATAGTTTAGGTTTTGATCACGAATGAAATCCCAAACTTCTATGGAGCCTCGTGTGTAGTGGGAGGGTGATTCGGCCACTGTGTAACTAGATTGGATACGGTGTTAGCAAGACAGAAGTTCTGCTTCTGTAAAGCAAGAAAGATAGTGATGATGTCTTTCTTGTCTGCCTTAGGAAGTAGATCTTCAAGCCGTCGTAGCTTGAAGCTCTGCTCCATCGTTAGTTCTGTCACTGGCATCGGTGGGACACCAGGGTATGACTGCTTGTTTGTCGAAGTCATATTCTTTGTTGGTAAGGATCTTCGCTAGCCGTGCATTGATAAGTGCGTCGTCTTCAGTCAGGTCTTTGTCAGTAAAAGCTTTAACCACTGTGTCCCAGCAGTATTCAGAATCATCAAACAAAGTAACAGCTCGCTTGATACCGATACCAGGTACACCGCTGTAACCATCTGTTTGGTCACCAGCGAGTGTCTGGATCAGGTGCCATCTCCTGCCTTCCTCTTCAGTGATTTCGACAAGCTCATCCATGTTGAAAAGCTTGCCAGGGATTTGACGCATGTCTTTATCAGGACTGACAATCACGTTTCCTGGATTGGCAGTGGCATAGATACCCATGGCATCGTCAGCTTCTAGTGTCGGCATACGAATTACTTCGTACTGCTTTGCTAGCTCTGAGATGACACGTCGATAGCCACAAGGCTTTTTACGATTTCGATGTCCCTTGTAACTCGGTAAAATTTTTTTCCGAAAATTAACAGAGTCACTGAAAAACAAGATCATCTCAGGAACGTCCCACATGAAGCGACCTTTGATCTTGGTCAGTTCACGCTGGACATTGGTCATTGCCTCACTGAACTTACTGATGACCATGATGACATCGTCACCCCAGTCAATCTCTGATTCAGCTCCTGCACAGGATTTATAGACAATGTAGTCAGCATCAATGAGTAGTTTCATCAATGGACCTCCGCCCAGTTTTTCCCTTGCTTCGCTTCTGCTGCGATTGGGACTCGTAAGTTGTAGTACTCGCCAGCCGCTGCAGCGCTGTATACCAGGGATGCTGATAGGTCGTTTGCGTGTTCAGGGTGGCATTCAAATTGCAATTCGTCATGTACGAAGGCAAGCTGTGCACAGCACAACTTTGTTGATTTAATAGTTTGTTGATTGATAAGCATCCACCGCTTTGCGATGGTGCCAGCTCCTGACTGGAGCAAATAGTTCAAGGCTTTGTGTGGACTGTCTAGAGTGATCTTTCGACCATCTATCGATCGTACAAAGCCCTTCTCAGACGCCTTCTTGATTGCCTCAAGAAGTTCCGCAAGTCCATCAATAGCAGAAACAAACGCTTCTCTAATTTCTTTACCTTTCGATTTGGCAACGCTATCATTTAAGGAAGAGTCAAAGGAATGTCCGATTTTGGCATCACCGGCCCCATAGATGAAGGCATAGGTGATAGTTTTGATTTGCCTCCGAGAAACTCCAACCCGGTCAGCATTCTGTTGATGGATGTCACCGTTGAGGAGAGTGTCGGCAAAAGATTCAGACCAACGGCCAAGATAGTGACCAAGCATACGGAGTTCAATCCCTGCAAGATCAGCACCAACCATAATTTGACCTGGGGAGGCCGTGAAGAGTTCTCTGAATTCATGATTACTAGGTACTTGAGCTAGGTTTGGTTTGCGATGTGCACATCTGTGCGTGTTTGTAGCAACTGAACAGTGATGATGAATACGATCAGCAGTCGTACATAGCTTCAGCCATGCGTTCGTGCCTTCCGAGATCATCCCCAATTTCTTCGTAATGTCTAGACACTTCAGGAAATCCAACGCAACCGGTGTCCCAATATCCTTGAGAATCACTTCGTCGATGATGGGCTTCCCAGTAGGACTCATCTGGGTTGGCTTCCAGCCATAAAATTCTTGCAGGATCCATGAGATGTGGTCTCGTGAGGTTGGGTTTAACTCTTTGAGCTTGGTAAAAGAACATCCTTCTACGTATCCAGATGTTTTGTTATTTCGTTTAGGAGTAAACTCTGATCCTTTGACGAAAGGATGCCTGTTGCGTAATAGTTCACAAGTTTCTTCAAGCTCTCCCCTGAGAGTAGATGCAAGTTGCCATGCAGCCTTTGTGTCAAAGTACCATCCATGAAGTTCTTGTTGAGTTAGTATTTGTGAGACGTCATGCTCTAACGCGACCCAGTCAGGTATGGGTGGAAGTGATCGCATAGTTTTTTGGTAACGTTTACGTCTTGCACGCAGTAGTCCTGCATGTCTTGTGACCAGTTTTGCCAGTCAGTATCTTTTCCAAACTGACCTTTGTATTCACTGAGTCGGTACCCGTAGCTTTCCAAACTGTGACGCCCCCACATGTATGAAGGCATGTTCTTCCAACGTCCCTTGTATGTGTTGTCCTTTTGCAAAGGACCACGATCAATGTCAAGAAGATCAGTGTGGTAAAGACGTGACAGCAACAAGGTGTCTACAACCAAGGCGGTTGGCCTAAACCACGGATAAATTTTTTTAAGTACAGGTATGTCGTAGCCGATGACATTATGGCCGCAAATAGTTTCGGCATCTTCAAGGCGTTGAACGCCGCGACTGATAGGTTCGCAGTCGCCCTGATCGTTGTAGACAATGGTTTCATCAACCTCTGAGTCGTAGATGACAAGACAGTGAATACGGGTAACATCATCTAAAAGACCGTCACTTTCCAGATCGAATACCAGCATTCTTCCAGTGGTAAGTTTTGTCTACAAATTGAGCACGCTTTACCATCTCAGACGTGGGAGGATTAGGCCGCATCAAGTCAACTTGTTCTGAATATGTAATGTCAGGACCAGGATTCCAAAGAATTGCTTGCTGATGCGGTGATTCAAAAATCTGTTGTTGAGTCGAACTCTGGTGGGATTTCAGTTTCATTGAATTTGCAGGTAGATAGGTCATATGTCAGTTGGGATGCGATGCCAACTTCGCCTGAATATCGATTTTTAAGGATTCGCACAGTCGTAGTGCCTCGTTCAGGTCCACTCTGCTGATCTCGTTCCAGCGCAATAACGCCGTCGCTGAGCTGAGCGATAGCAGCAGATCCGCGGAGCTGTCCAAGCGTGACCCTAGCTCCCTCTTCATGGTTGACATCGCCTGATGTTCTCCGTAAATGTGAAACTAAGAAAAGTGATATGCCAGTTCGCTCAACCAATGACCTCAACTTGGTCATCGTTGTGTCGATCATCCGGCGTTCGTCGCCGTCAAGGCCAGACAGCAAAATAGAGAGGTGATCAAGGAAAACAACACGGGTCTCCAAAGCAGAAGCCATGTACTCGATCCGGTTGTAGATGTGGTCCGGGTCGTACGATCCAAAGCCATCAAAAAGGTGGAGATTCCACGTTGCGATAGTTTCATCGAAAGCTTTGACTAGCTCAGATCGATCATGCTCTCCAAGGTGGAGGCTTCGTCCTGTTGCTGAGGACATAAGTCCGAGAGCTGTACGGCGGTTTGACTCTTCAAGTGCCAGGTAACCGACCCGTTCTCCTTTGTTAAGCAGGTGAGTACATAAGTCGCGACAGAAGGACGATTTGCCAATCCCTGATCCTGCAGTAATCGTGACAAGTTCTCCGTACCGGATCCCGTGAAGCTTTGCTTGTAGTCCTTGAAAGGGGTAGTCATGATCTGATGGTGGTGTTGGAGTTGTGACGAGTTCAAGCAGTTGCTTTGCATCAACAATCCCGTCAGGTTTGTATTGTTCGTGTGCGAAGCTGAGAAGATCACGAATAGCCTTCGTGTCTTTAGCCTGTAAAGCCTCTGAGGCATCCTTGTAATTAGCTAGGAAGCCTATAAAAACCTTGCCAGGTGGTAACACACTGGCGGCTTCAGTAGCGGCTTCTCTACCCGGTTTATCGTTATCGAAGCAAAGGATTACTTTGTCGAAACTTGTGATGTATTCAAAGTTGTCCTGCATTGCTTTTTTGGCAGATGCAGCACCGTTTGGGATAGAGGTGATCGCGTAATAACTTGGCTGGGCTTCATAGATGGACATTGCATCCATCTCACCCTCAGTGATGACAAGAGTGCTCTTTGCACCCTTACCATTTTTGATTGTTGTAGTTTTCGGGAACTTGTTCATGCCGAACAAGGTCTTGACCTTACCCTCTACCCGGAATTGCTTGTCAGGAGTTCTTACTTTTGCTCCGACAATCGTTCCAGCGCCATCGATGTAATAGTGGCGTAGAAGTTCTCCTTCTCTGTAGGTTTTGTAGAACTCACAGACTTTCTCGGAGATTCCTCTGGAGTGCAGCCTTCCGGCTGATCCTTGTAGTCGTACTGGATGTTGTACATTTTGCACGGTATGGTGAGTGTGATTTACGTCGTCAGTAGCAAATGTGTGGTATCCACATTTATGACAGTGTTCGTGGCCGTCCGTGTAAATACTGTTTGCATCGGACGACCCACATTGCGGACACGGTATGTGCCTTATAAATTCAGAATCGCTCACATGAGCCAAGTAATAGGGATATTTGAAAACGAACA